AAATGGACACCAACAAGCACATCGCAAAAGCACTGCTGAACAAGAGTTTTGCCGAAGCCAAGGAACTGGTCTTCAAGTCCCTGTACGCCAAGGCTTCGCTTGCTCTTGACGAGGCTCGCTACGATGTGGCTAACAGCGTGTTCAACGAAGCCAAGACCGCTCCAGACACTGGCGTTCCCGCTGGTGCAAGCGAGGACAAGTTCAAGGCTGCTCGGGATACCGTGAAGAAGGCAGGCTACAAGGCTAAACTCGGCAAGGGCGTTCCCGCTGGTGCGATGAAGGAAGAAGCCGAACTAGACGAGATGGCAGTCACCGCTGCCCGTGCGCGTGAACACAATCGCGCAATAGATCGTGCTGACCGTAAGGCTTGGGCATATACGAATCCCGATAATCGTCAGGGAATGTGGAAAGACGGTAAAGCCAAGAGTCCTGCTCATATCAAGAAGGGTAAAGGACTTGAGAAGGCTTACGACACTGCTGTGAAGAAACTAGACACGGAACGAGCCTCCAAGACGCTATATGGTCGTGGCGGCAAGGCGGTAAAGAAGTGAAACTCATCACCGAAACAGTTCAAGACATCAACATTCTGACCGAAACCAAAGACGGTCAGAAGCACTACTTTATTGAAGGCGTGTTCATGCAGGCTGAAGCGAAGAATCGCAACGGTCGCGTGTACCCAATGGCTGTCATGGAGAAGGAACTTGGTCGGTATCAGAGCGAATATGTAAAGACCAACCGCGCAATGGGCGAACTTGGACACCCCGAAGGTCCAACCGTGAACCTAGAGCGCGTGTCTCACTTGATCAAGGATTTGCGTCTTGAAGGCAACGATGTGTACGGCAAAGCCAAGATTTTGGATACCCCATACGGCAAGATTGTCCGCAACCTCATAGACGAAGGTGTCAAACTGGGCGTTTCGTCCCGTGGCATGGGCAGTCTCAAGGAGCAGGACGGGGTGAATGTGGTGCAGGAAGACTTCATGCTGGCTGCGGTGGATGTGGTGGCAGACCCCTCTGCTCCCAATGCTTTCGTCAATGGCATCATGGAAGGTCGGGAGTGGATTTGGGACGGTGGTGTTCTCAAGCCCGTAGAGGTTGAGAACTACAAGAAGATCATTGAAAAGACTTCATCGCGTAATCTAGAAGAACAAGCCATGCGGCTGTTCAAAGACTTCATTTCAAAACTCTGAGTAGTCTACATATTTCCAACGAAGGAGATTCACAGTCATGGCAAGAGAAAACATCGAAGATGTCATCAAGAAGGTAATCCTGGGCGAAGGCTTTCTAGCCGAGAACACCGAGGATACGGAGATCACCGAAGGCGAAGACACCTCCGATGAGGATACTATTGCCGAAGAAGAACTCCACGAGGAAGAAATTGAAGAAGCCAAGGAAGAGTCTGAGGACGAAGAGGACGAAGAGTCCGAAGACGAAGACGAAGAGGACGATTCCGAAGAGGAAGACTCCAAGGGAAAGAAGAAGATGCCTGCCTTCCTGAAGGGCAAGTTCGGCAAGAAGAGCAAGGAGAAGGTTGAGGAAGGCGCAGAAATCAACGCGCTCACCATGACCGATATCAAGGGCAAGAAGTATGTTGAGAAGTCTGACGCTTATTCGTCCGACAAACTGTACAAGACTGCCAACGGCAAGACTGCCAACATCGGCAATGCCATTGATCTTGACCACAGCGGCAAGGCAATCAGTGACGACAAGTACAACCGCAACACCATCAAGCCAAAGGCTAGTGGTGCCAAGGGTGAAACCAAGATCCCCGAGATCAAGCCCACCGTCAAGGAAGACATTGCTGCTCTCCTGACCGGTCAGGAACTCTCCGAGGACTTCAAGACTTCGGCTGCTACTCTGTTTGAGGCTCACCTCAACGAGCGTACCCGTCAGATTGAAGAAGAAGTTCACGCGCAGTACGAGACTCTGCTTGAGCAGCACACTGTTGCTGTCACCGAAGAACTCGTTGAGCGCATTGACGACTACCTGAACTATGTGGTTGAGGAGTGGATGCAGGAGAACCGCCTTGCTGTTGAGCAGGGACTCCGCACCGAGATCACCGAGAACTTCATTGGCAACCTCCGTTCGCTCTTTGCCGAGTCGTACATTGAGGTTCCCGAAGAGAAACTAGACCTGTTTGAGTCCACCGTTGAAGAGGTTGAGAACCTTGACGGCGAACTACAGAATCAGGTTGAAAAGAACATGGAACTCACAGAAGAGGTTGAGCAGTTGAAGTGCGAAATCGTCTTCCGTGAGATTTCCGAAGGACTAACTGATACAGAGGTTGAGAAACTTCGCCGTCTTGCAGAAGACCTGGAGTTTGACACCGTTGAGCAGTTTGCCGAGAAGATCAGTGTTCTCCGCGAGAACATTGAGAACATCGGAACCGTTGCAGAGGAAACCGCTACTGGAGATTCTCTTGAGGAATCTTACGAAGAGGCTTCAGAAGCATCACCACTCGTTGAAGCCGTAGTGCGTTCAATGAGCAAGTCACGAGAGTAATTCACAGTCACAGACTGTTTACAACCAAGGAGTACGAACATGGAAGATAAGTTTCTAACAGAGCAGGCTCTCCGCAAGTGGAAGCCCGTTCTAGATCACAAGGATATGGCTCCGATTGCGGATGCCCATAAGCGCGCAACAATGGCTACCCTTCTGGAAAACCAGGAGAAGGCAATCCGTCAGCAGATGCTGGTTGAAGGTCCAACAAATGCCATGACCGGTACTGGCGTTGTTCAGGGAAATGCTGACGCCAGCGCAAACATTCAGGGCTACGATCCAATTCTCATCCAGTTGGTTCGCCGCGCCATGCCGAATCTCATGGCTTACGACATCTGCGGCGTTCAGGCTATGTCGGCTCCGACCGGCTTGATCTTCGCAATGCGTACCAAGTTCGCTACCAGTGCTGACGGTGGTGCTTTCAGTTCAGAAGCCTTCTACAACGAACCACAGGTTGCGTTCTCGGGCGTTAATGCTCAGAATAAAAGCACCGGTGCTATCAGCGGTCTTTCGGGATCAACTTTCGGTGCGATAACTGCGTTCTTTGCTGATCCGTTCCAGGGTATGCCTGGTCTTGGTGATCCAGCACAGGTCACTGGTCTGACCAGCGGCTCAGGACACAACACCACTTCTGGTGAAGGTCTTGCTCCTGCTCAGATGGGCTTCAGCATTGAGCGTGTGGCTGTTGAAGCCCGCACTCGCGCTCTCGCTGCGTCCTACTCGGTGGAACTTGCTCAGGATCTCAAGGCTGTTCACGGCTTGGATGCTGAGACAGAACTCGCCAACATTCTCAGCACGGAAATCCTTGCTGAAATCAACCGCGAAGTGGTTCGTACCGTTTACCGCAGTGCTAAACTCGGCGCACAGCAGACCGATCTGTACTACAAGACCGTAGTTGGTGGTCTGTCTCTCGCTGGTACTTCCACTGTTGGTGGCGTGTACGATCTCATTCAGGACTCGGATGGTCGTTGGAGCGCGGAAAAGTTCCGTGGTCTAATGTTCCAGATTGAGCGTGAGTGCAATCAGATCGCCAAGGATACCCGCCGTGGCAAGGGCAACTTCATCATCTGCTCGGCAGATGTTGCGTCTGCTCTCGCAATGGGTGGCTTCCTGAACATCAGCCCTGCGCTGAATGTCAGCCTTGATGTTGATGACACCGGCAACACCTTTGCTGGTACCCTCAACGGCAAGATCAAGGTGTACATTGATCCGTACATCGACAGCACTGCTACCAACCCCAACTTCGTCTGCGTTGGATATAAGGGAACCAGCCCGTATGATGCGGGTCTGTTCTACTGCCCCTATGTCCCGCTACAGATGATGCGTGCAGTTACGACTGACACATTCCAACCCAAGATGGCATTCAAGACCCGCTACGGCATGGTTGCGAATCCCTTCGCGGAAGGCTCCACGGTCGGAAGCGGCGCACTCAACGCTCGTAAGAATGTCTACTACCGTATGTTCCGCGTGGACAACCTCCACGGTGTTGCATCGTAATAGACTGCTTGCAAAGCAAAGAATTGGGGAGGGCTTCATGCCCTCCCCTTTTCTTTTCTACATACTGTTATGGCAAACAAATTTGATTTCGTTGGCATTCCCGCAGAAGTAGAGAATCGGTATCCCGAGCGGATCAATCCGCTGCTGCCGACCTACTATCGGTTTGCCATTGCACGAAGCCCCAACACATCGTACTTCTGCCAGAGTGCTTCACTGCCAACCATAACCATGAGCGAAGTACTCATGCCCACGCCGTTCATGCCCGTGAAGACTCCATCCAAAATGGACTTTGACGAGTTGAGCATTACTTTCATCGTGGATGAGGAGATGAAAAATTGGCTTGAGATATTCAACTGGATGCGCTCTTGCACCAATGTGGAAGACTACACCGAATTCAGTTACCCCAATACCCACCTGTCAACCGCCAACCTGATTATTTTGAACAGCACCAAGACTCCAAAAATCAATGTGACCTTTGAGGGGCTGTATCCCCGTTCATTGGGTTCCGTTGATTTTTCGTCCACGGTAATGGATCCCGAGCCGTTCCAATGCACCGCTACATTTGCGTACCGCAACTACAATATTGAAGTTCTGTGATTTGTGCTTGACGGCTGCACTCCATAGTGTAGAATCTCCCCATACGGAGAACTCCTATGACCCTAGACGACATTCGTAAAGAGATTGAGCGCGATGTGCGCTTGGATGACGCGGCTTTGGATATTGAAGCCCTGAAGATTCCACAACTACACAGCAAGTACCTGAACTTTCTCACGGACGAGAAACTAACCCTATCCAAGTGCGAGTTTGACCTGAAAGCCCTGCTCCGCGCCAAGTGGGAGTACTACACAGGCAAGATGTCGCAGGAAGAGTTGACTGTGCGCGGATGGGAGCCGTTCCCCCTGAAGATTCTGCGGAACGATCTTGACCTGTATTTGGAATCTGATGCCGACCTAGCCAAACTACAGCAGAAGGTTGTGTTTCAGAAGGAAAAGATTGCACTGCTTGAAGAGATCGTGAAGGAACTCAACAATCGCCATTGGAAGATTCGTTGCGCGATTGACTGGAGAAAGTTTGTGAATGGACAGTGATCCCCCCATTCAATACCCCGCAGACACCGACAACTGGTGGGTTGACCGTATGTACTTGCAGGACGCATTTGCGGCTGCACGGCACAGCACCGATCCAAGC